GGAAGCGCAAAACAGACTTTGATGTAAAGAACCGTCAGGTTTACATCATATTCGACTATGACGGTAAGAAAGAAGATGGTGAACCTAATGACCAAGTGGCACTTGCTGAGACTAAGCTTGCTATTGTTTTGCGCGGCCTTGGTGCCGTTGTGCATCTATGTCGTGTCGGTCGTTTTGGGCCAGGAGTTGGCGCCAAGTATGCAATTGACGATCACTTGGGGCAAGGCGGCTCACTAACCGATGTGCTTAACTCGACATCGATCACTATGAACGGTGTTGACACACTTGATGTGAAGCTGTATGAATTTAGTACGCGGTATGCATTGTACAACGGTGATGTGATCAGACTATCGGACGGTCACATCATGCCATTTCAAAAGGCAAAGATAGATAGTGCTCAGCACATCTACATTTCGCAAACAGTTGTACCAGCATCGAATAATCGACCTGCAAAAACTGTTATTAAAGAAATCGCGATGATCGATGAGTACAAGAAATGGCGCAAGCGCTGTGACATACGCAAAGTCGGTATATTTCCGCAATACCAAGGGCTACAAATTACCCCGGACGGTTGCTACAACTATCTTAATGCTTGGTCGCATTTTCCACAACAAGGTGATCCTACGCCTTATCTCGAGTTTTGTAGCTATTTCTTTCGTGATGAGCCAGACTTCGAAGCTTATTGGCATGACTGGATTGCTAATGTCATTCAATACCCGCACAGGCGTAACAACACAACACCGCAATTTGTGTCAAGCCAAGAAGGTATCGGTAAATCGGCTATTGCTGAATTTGTAGCCGAGATGATAGGGCTCGGTGAAAACGGCCCAGCGATTATTGCCGGTCCGGATGAGCTATTTGGCAACTTTAACGGCTTATTTCGCAATAAGATCTTTGTGGTGGTCAATGAACCTAGCTCGGATCGTGAAGATCACAGCAAACAGCTGAAGTCGATGATCACAGGCAAAGAGATCGCGATCAACAACAAGTACGGTGCGCAATACAACATCGACAATTACATGAATTTCGTGTTTACGTCGAACGATGCATACATCACACGCATGGGCAACACCGCACGCCGCGAAGCGATCTACCATCCAACAACGCTTACTAACAAGGAAACGCACCCCAAGGTCATGGCCATGATGCAATGGGCTAGGCAACAAGGCGGCTTTGGAATTGTGCTCAACTGGTACTATGAACGAGACATATCGAAATTTGATCCGGCGGCTCCTGCCCCAGATACTAAGTATCGTCAAACAGCGATTGATGCAAGCAAAACACCGCTCCAGGCATTCGCGCAAGAACTAAGTGATTGGCTCACCGCACATTGCGATGGCATGGGTGCGTTTACCACCGCACAACTAGAAACGCTCTGTGAAACGTGGGGCCATGACAGTAGGCCGAGAGCTCAGTATATCCGCAAAGCGCTACTTGGCTACGGTGAGATAGAAGCGCAAAAGGTGATCAAAGTGCATGGCAAATCAGCCAGATATACGGTCTTTAGAGTTACAAATGCCAAAGCTGAAATATGTAACCATGGTGCTTTGACCGACTTAGCTAAGAAAACGGAGGATGCAATCATGAACGAGATAGCCCAAAAGAGTATACTTTAGGCAACTAGTTACCGCTGCTTTGTTTACTTGTAACTTTACTTGTAACTTTATCTTTGCTTCTAAGTGTTTGATCTTTAACATACGTTCTCCTTATAGTTACAAAGTTACAAAGTTACTTAACTTAGAAACTAATATATATTTAGATAGATATATATTCCGTATAATAGTTTTCTGGTTAGTTGTAACTTTAGATGTAACTTTGCATTTGTATTTATCTTTCGCAACGATGTGTTCAATTTTTTCTAGATGAGAGTAGAATCCGCACATGAGCGATAACACACCAAAAAAGATCGGGCGCCCTACAAAGTACGATCCTGCATTTTGCGATCGTGTTGTAGAACTAGGCAAACAAGGCAAGAGCGTAGAGCAGATCAGCTCAGCACTGGGCTACCACTACAAAACACTTTTAGGTTGGGCTGAGACTCATCCAGAGTTTCTAGAAGCCATGGAACTGGCTAAGCAATATGAAATGACATACTGGGAAGATCTAGGTTCACAGTACATCGTAGAGGCTCCGCAAAGTGCTAAGCTAAATGCGGGACTGTGGTCTCGGAGCATGGCGGCTCGGTTCCCCAAAAAATATCGCGAAAACTCTAAAGTCGAAGTGACTGGCAAAGACGATAAGCCGATTCAGGTCGATGTATTGCACGACTTCTCACAATCGCTTGTTGACGATCTGCTAGCAGCACGGCAAACAGATGCTAAGCCCAACGATAGCAAATGAGCTAGCAACACGCATCAAGAACGGCCCGGATCTAAATCAACTTCCGGCGCCTTACAAAGCCGCGATCAAAGCGCGCATCAAATGGCTCACAATCGCCCTTAATCATCAGCTTCCGCCAAAAGGCACGAACTGGGCTGTGTGGTTGTTGCTTGCTGGTCGTGGCGCCGGAAAGACTCGATCGGCCGCCGAAGCGACTTGGTGGAATGCATGGAACACACCGAACACACGGTGGTTAGTGTCAGGCCCAACGTCCGGTGACGTTCGTGATGTGTGCTTTGAGGGTGATTCGGGGTTGTTGAACGTAATGCCGCGTGAAATCATCGAGAACTATTCGATCTCGCTACATCAAATCACACTCACAAACGGCTCAATCATCAAAGGCATTCCGGCATCAGAGCCTGAACGCTTTCGTGGTCCACAGTTTCATGGTGGTTGGCTTGATGAGTTAGCGGCATGGGATTATCTCGAAGAGTCGTGGGACATGATTCAGTTTGGCATGCGCCTTGGCAAGAGCCCGCAATTGTTGTGCACCACGACACCAAGACCAAAGCCATTGATCGTAGACTTGTCTAAGCGCAAAGGCAAGGACGTGATGCTTACACTTGCATCGACGTATGACAACATCGACAACCTTGCACCATCATTCAAGAAGCAGATCCTTCAGTACGAAGGCACAAAGATCGGACGCCAAGAGATCCATGCGGAGATTCTAGATCCTGAAGAGTCTGGCATCATCAAACGAGACTGGATTAAGCTCTGGCCTGCAAACAAACCGTTGCCTCAGTTCGAGTACATCGTCACATCACTAGACACGGCGTTTACCGAAGAGACTCGAGACAAGAAGAAGGGTGATCCTGATTACTCGGCATGCAGTGTGTGGGGTTTGTTTCGGCACGACAATAAGCCTGCGATTTTGTTGCTTGATTGTTGGCAAGAGCGACTCGGTTTACCTGACCTGATCGAACGTGTGAAAGAAGAAATGCGAGTGCAATACGGTGATGGTGACCAAAAGCCGCTGATTGCACCGATCATTGGGCCTAAATCATCGTACCTTGTAGGTCGCAAACCTGACCTGTGCTTAATCGAGGACAAAGGTTCAGGCATCAGCCTACGACAAACACTGGCTCGTGAAGGCATCATTGCGTATCCGTATAACCCAGGGCGAGCCGATAAGCTTACTCGACTTCATGCAGTGAGTCATTTGTTTTTACATGGCTATGTGTGGGTTGTAGAATCTGAGAAACGTGCAGGGCAGCCAAAGACCTGGGCCGAGCCGCTGATCAGTCAGTTATGTAGCTTTACAGGTGAGAAGTCGATCAAGCATGATGACTTGATGGACTCAGCAACACAAGCAATCCGTTTGATTAGTGACAAGAACATGCTTTCGGCTACCGTGCCGTTAAAAGAAGACGTACCACGTCGACAAAAAGCAATCGTTAACCCTTATGCGATGTGATGAGCTATGGCAAATGACCAAGAAGAAGCACTAGATGGCATGATGGAGTACGAGGACACACCAAGTGATGTCCAAGACACCGAAGACGGTGGTGCCATTGTGCAAATTGATGACACACCGTCGCTAGGCGAAAGTGAGTTCTACTCTAACTTAGCTGAATCGATACCAGAAGCTGAGCTTAGTGTCATTGGTTCATCACTATGTGACCTTATCGAAAAAGACAAGGAGTCACGGAAACGGCGTGATGAGCAATACGAAGAAGGGCTGAGACGTACTGGTCTTGGCGATGATGCACCAGGTGGCGCAGGTTTTTCAGGTGCATCTAGAGTAGTTCACCCAATGTTGACCAAAGCATGTGTGGATTTTAGTTCACGTGTGATGAAAGAGATCTTTCCAGTCACTGGGCCTGCAAAAGAACGAATCATTGGTAAGCCTACAAAAGAGAAGTTTGAGAAAGCACAGCGCATTTGCAAGTACATGAATTGGCAAATGACACGGCAAATGAAGGACTTCCGTGCCGAGCTTGAGCAACTATCAACACAAGTACCGCTTGCCGGTGCACAGTACTTAAAGCTTACATGGGATGCAAGGCGTAAGAAGCCTGTGCCTTTGTTTGTGTCGATGGATGATGTGCTATTGCCGTATGCAGCAACGAACTTTTACAGTGCGGAGCGCAAAACACATGTCCAATACATCACAAAACTAGAGTACCAACGCCGTGTGCAGTCAGGTATGTATCGTGATGTTGACTTGCCGACGGTAGCAATTACGCCTGAAACAACTAAGTCTGAACGAGCCAACGACAAGATTGAAGGCCGCTCAGCAGACACTTACAATGCAGACGGTCTAAGAACAATATTTGAGACCTATGTTTATTACGACATTGAAGGCGAAGCATCACCTTATATTGTAAGCATTGACAAGAGCACGCAAAAAGTACTGTCGATCTACCGTAACTGGGAAGAAGAGGACGAGCTCCAGGAAGAAATGAACTGGATAGTCGAATTTCCTATGATCCCATGGCGTGGTGCTTATCCAATCGGCTTTGTGCACATGATTGGTGGCCTAAGTGCCGCTGCTACTGGTTCACTACGTGCATTGTTAGATGCTGCACACATTAGCAACTTCCCTGGTCTTGTAAAGATGAAGGGTGGTGCAGGTGGGCAAACAGAACGTATTGACCCTACCGAAGTGCATGAGATCGAGGGCTCATTCGGTCAAGATGACATACGCAAAGTGTTGATGGCATTGCCGTTTAACCCACCAAGTGCGGTGTTGTTCCAGTTGCTTGGCTTTATGATTGAGTCTGCCGATTCTGTTGTAAGGACTACATTTGAAGACCTTGCTGATTCGAATGCAAACGTACCTGTAGGTACAACGCTTGCACGCATTGAACAAGGCATGGTGGTGTTTAATGCAATTCATGGCCGTGTGCATGATGCGATGGGCCGAGTGCTTGAAGTGTTGTATCGCATCAATAAGATGTACCTCGATGAAGAAGAAATCTATGACGACACAGGTGAACTGTTAGCGTATCGCGCAGACTTTGAAGGTCCT